GATATTATGAATGAGGTAAAAAAAAGAGAAAAATTTAGACCTTTTGCTTGTTCGATTTTAAAAGAAAAAGCTAATGAATGGTTTGATATGGGTGGATTAGAAGAATCTCCCTTTATGATGTATGCTGTTAACTCTTTAAAAGATATTGATAAAAAAATACCTTCAGTAATTCATGTCGATGGAACATGTAGAGTTCAAACAGTTACAGAAAATTATAATAAAATTTTGTATTATCTACTTCTAGATTTTAATAAAAAAACTAATTGTCCTATATTAATGCACACTTCTTTTAATTTAGCTGGCGACCCTTTAGTTGAAACACAAAAAGACGCAATAGATACATTAAAAAATTCAAAATTAAAATATATTTATTTTGCAGATATAGAAACTTTAGTTTACAAGAAAGATTTTAAATAGAATCTTTATGATTCCTAAAATAATTCATCAAACAGCTTATTATAATAAAGAAGAATGGCACCCTATTTGGAAACATTGTCAACCTTCAGTACTAAGTTGTTTTAAAGATTTTGAATATAAATTTTGGGACGATGATAGTTTAGATAACTTCGTTAAAGAAAAATACCCTAAAATTTATGAAGAATATAAAAATTTTCCAAGTCATATATTTCAATTAGTTTGTGTTAGATATTTATTATTACATCACTTTGGTGGAATTTATATTGATATGGATGTTTATTGTTATGATAATTTTTATGATGAATTAAAAGGAGATGTTAATTTAGTAGAATCAATTGGAGATGAACTAGTGCAAAATTCTTTAATGGCATCTGTTCCAAATCATTCTTTTTGGCTAGATTGTTATGATCTGACTTTACACAGAACAAAAACAATTAAATTAAAACCAAACTTAAATACTTTCTTTAAAAAAGAAGCTGATGAAAATGATAATCTAGTAAGGTTTATATCCGGTCCATTAATGCTATCTGACTGTGTAAAACAAAATAAACACTCTGTTTTTATACTACCTTATAAATATTTTAATCATGAGCCTTTATCTTATAAAAAAGAATACAAAACTAAACATATGCAAAGTGGTATGTGGGGTAAAGAAATTAAAGATGGATTTTATGTTATAAGAAATAATGATGATCTTAGTATTCCAATAGAAGAGTATCATAAATACTCATATAAAATGAAAACATCTATAGATTTAGATAACTTTGATTTTTATAAAGATTACACTACCTCTTCTTAATTAACTCTTTATTGTTAATTATATAGATATGAGGTATAAGAACCTTTATGCCTTTAAAAAAGATACCTATAAAAGCTGGATTTAACAAACAAGATACCTCAACTGCCGCAGAAGGTCAGTGGATTGATGGTGATTTTATTCGTTTTCGTTATGGATACCCCGAGAAAATAGGTGGTTGGCAACAATTATCGCCTGAAACATTAGCAGGTGTCGCAAGAGCCCAGCACACATGGACAGATTTAAGTGGAAATAAATATGCAGCAATAGGTACAAATAAAATACTAGCTATTTATTTTGAAGGTGCATTTTATGATATTACACCACTTGGTACAGCTTTAACTGCATGTACTTATACATCTACAACAGGATCTGCAACTGTTACAATAAATAAAGCAGGTCATGGACTTTCAGTTGGTGATTATATTATATTCACAGGAGTCACAACACCAGGACCAACTACTACTGGATATACATCAGCAAGTTTTACAACAAATACTTTTGAAGTAATTGCAGTTCCATCTTCATCTACATTTAGAATTACAATGGCTACAGCTGAAACAGGAACTGGTGTTACTGCAGGTGGAACATTAACTACAACTCCTTATGTATTTGTAGGACCAGTTAATCAAACCTATGGTTATGGATGGGGAACATCTACTTATGGTACAGTTGCTTGGGGTGAAGCATCAACAGCTCCGACAGTTGTATTGTCACCAGCTAACTGGTCATTTGATAACTTTGGACAAATATTAATTGCGACTATTAAAAATGGTAAAACATATACTTGGAATCCAGCGGCATCAGGAGCTTTAAATATTAGAGCAACTGTAATAGCAGGAGCTCCAACTAAATCAACTTGTTCAATTGTATCAGATAGAGATAGACATTTAATATTACTTGGAACTGAAACTACAATTGGAACACCATCAACTCAGGATCCAATGTTTATAAGATTTTCAAACCAAGAAGACTATAATACTTGGTTACCAACTGCAACAAATACAGCTGGAACTTTTAGACTTGATACAGGAAATTACATTGTGGGAGCTGTACAAGGTAAAGATTATATATTTATTTTAACAGATCAAGCAGCTTATGTTATGCAATTTGTTGGACCTCCTTTTGTTTTTTCAATTAGACAGGTTGGTACAAATTGTGGATGCATTGGTCAGCATTCAATAGTCTTTGCACAAGGTGCAATTTTCTGGATGGGATTTGGTGGTGGATTCTTTGTTTATGATGGAACTGTAAAACAATTACCGTCATTAGTTGAAGATTATGTATTTACAACAGGTGGAGATAATCCAGGTATTAATTACAATGCAGCAGACATTGTCTACGGCTCTCATAATAGTTTATATAATGAAGTAATTTGGTTTTATCCAACAAACAATTCAACACAGGTTAATGCATCAGTAGTTTATAACTTCGTTGAGAATACTTGGACTACAATGTCTTTAACTAGAACAACTTATTCAGATGCTCAAACATATGATAAACCATACGCTACAAAATGGTTATCAACAGCAACACCAACATTTCCAGTTATTAATGGTGTAACTAATACGTATGGTGCATTTACTTATTATGAACATGAGGTGGGTGTTAATGAAGTAAGTTATACTGGAGTTAAAACAGCTATCCCTGCATACATTGAATCTGGAGATTTTGATCTAGATATAGAAGGAGATGGTCAGTATTTAATGAAGATAAATAGATTTATACCTGACTTTAAAATACTTGATGGAAATGCTAAAGTAACATTATTGTTAAGAGATTATCCATCTCAAACACAAAATAGTCAGATGTTGGGACCGTACACTGTAACTTCATCTACAACTAAGATAGATACTAGAGCAAGAAATAGATTAATGAGTATTAAAGTTGAAAATGAATCCGTAGATGAAAACTGGAGATATGGATTATTTAGAGTAGATATTCAACCTGATGGAAGAAGATAATGGCAAAAATTACAACATATATACCAGAACCCAGTCAAGAATATTCACCGGATAATCAAAGACAGGTTTTACAAGCTTTAGAGACATTAAAAGATCAATTGAACTTTTCTTTTCAAGAAGACTTAAAACAAGACCTTCAAAGATTTACATGGTTTAACATGAGGTTTGGCTGCTAATGAGTTGTGAAAATATAAACCCAGGGATTCAAACAGTAGATTTTTCAGGAACGACTCTTGATGCATTCGGAAGATTAAGAGTATCAGAACCTTACACAATGTTTGATTCATCAAACAGATATGCAATAGATAATCAATTTGATACATCTACAGTAACTGGTGGATCTATTACTTTTTTACCTAATGAAGCAGCTGTTCGTATGGATTTAACAACAGCATCTGGTGCTGAAGTAGTTCGTCAATCTTATAGATCAATGCTTTATCAACCAGGTAAAGGTTTATTAGTTCTTGCGACTTTTGTAATGAATACTGCTAAAGCAAATTTAAGACAACGTGTTGGATATTTTGGAACTGAAAATGGACTTTATTTTGAAGTAACTGGTGCTGCACCTGGAACTAATGCATTTGTAATGAGAACTTATATTGGTGGTTCTGTAGATAATACAACAAGAAGAGTTGAACAATCTTCTTGGAATGGTGATAAATTAGATGGAACGGGACCAAGTGGCTTAACTTTAGATACTACTAAATCACAAATTTTATGGTTTGATTTTGAATGGTTAGGAGTTGGTAATGTTAGATGTGGATTTATTATTAATGGTCAATACATTGTATGTCATACTTATCAAACAGCAAATATACAATCTTCTGTTTATATGACTACAGCAATACTTCCTATTAGATATGAAATAACAAATACTGCAGCGACAGCAACAGCTTCTTTTTTAAAACAAATCTGTTCATCTGTTATGTCTGAAGGTGGATTAGAACCTGTTTCTATAGATCACGTTGCACAAAGAACAACTTCTTTAACTTCTGTTGGAACAACACTATTACCTTTAGTATCTATTAGATTAACATCAACTGCATTAGGAGCAGTAGTGTTACCAAGTGCTATTAAAGTTATACCTACTTCTGCAGATAATTTTGAAATACAGCTTGTTAAGAATGCAACATTAACAGGTGCTTCTTATTCAGCTGTAGCTTCTGATGCAAATGTTGAATTTGATGTCGCAGCAACTGCAATGACAGGTGGAACACTTGTTCAAATAGATTACGCTGCTTCATCTAATCAAGGAACTACTGCTTTAAATCCACTTTCAGCATTTAATTGGGATACTCAATTAGGTGCATCTCTTGCTGGAGTTAGTGATGTGTATACTGTTGGTGTAAGAGTTTTTACTGGAACTGGTGATATAATAGGTTCTTTAACATTTTACGATTTAACACAATAACATGGCAAATATTTATAAAAACGCATTCTATGATCCAACTACAACAGCTGTTGTAACGGTATACACATGTCCATCAAATGCTAATGCCATCATTCAAAACATACAAGTAACTAATGAATCTGGAAGTAAAGTATTAAAAGCATCTATTAATGATGATTCTGTTTCTACAGTTTATCAAATAGCATATGCTTCAATATCTGGACCTACTATCTGTAATATTGCAAAAGGGCCAGTTATTTTAGAAGAAAATGATACCATAAGACTTGAAAGTTCTTCTACATCTGGTATAAGTGCTACATTAGCAATTTTAGAAATAAATAGAGACGATCAAAACGGACAAAATTAATATGTTTTATTTTTGGCATACAGCAATAGTAATATTATTCTTAGTATTCTCATTTTTCATGGGCTATAGACTAGGAAAGAAAAATGTTAATAAGCCAGAAGAAATTAAAAAAAAATGTCCAATGGGATTTAATTAAAATATGGATAAGAAAGAATATCATATAGAGACAGAAACTGTTACAGTAATAAAGAATAAAAAAACAGGATACATCTATAAAGACGAAGGAGAACTTAAAGCTGCAAACGTTGATCCACAAGATATAAGTAGAGATGTTGTAGTTAAGGTTACTAATAAAGGATTAGAAATGTTTAAAAAATTTATGGCTCAAAAATGAAACCTAGAGGTGGTACAGAATTACAGTTTGAGTTTTTAGAAAAACATGTAAGTAAAGATTTGCTTGATCAAGTACAAATATGTACTTCAATCCCTGGTAAAGTTCCATTAGATCCGAATAAAGTAAATATTCTTTGGCAAAAGAATTCTTATGATCAACCTAATTTAGCACCATGGTTTCAAGATAAATCTAATCATTCAAAGTATGATTGGTATGTATTTAATTCACATTGGAACTATGAAAAATTTAGATATTACTTTGATGTTCCTACTGAAAAATGTATTGTTATAAAAAATGGAGTACTTCCAATTGTTCCAAGAACTAGACATGTAAAAGGAGAACCGATCAAACTTATATTTCACCCAACTCCATGGAGAGGATTAAATGTAATATTAGCTGCAATGCAACTTGTTAAAAATCCACTTATTAGTTTAGATGTTTATTCATCAACTGAAGTCTATGGAGATTCCTTTAAACAAAATAACGATTCTGCATATCAAGAATTATATGAACAAGCTAAAGCATTACCTAATGTAAATTATATTGGTTATAAACCTCATGAATATATAAGAGAAAATTTACACAAATATCATATCTTTGCTTTTCCAAGTATCTGGGAAGAAACATTTTGTATATCAGCTCTTGAGGCAATGGCAGCTGGTCTTTATTGTATTACAACTGATTATGGTGCTTTATATGAAACAGGTGCAGAGTTTATAACGTACGTTCCATATGAGAAATCATTTACAAGTTTAGCTAATAAGTTTGCATATGCAATTGAACATGCAGCAGGGACCTTGGATCATCCTGCTATTAGACAACATTTAGATATGCAAATAGATTATACAAATAGATTTTATAACTGGAATAAGATTGGTTATGCATGGACAACTTTTTTAAAAGGAGCAATTAATGCAAGACGCAAGTAAGCCAATATGGTTTAAAAAAGAACAAGAATCTATTCCACAAAGAACTATACAAACAGATGGTTTTAATTTTAATAATGTAAAACTATTAGTTGCAACTCCAGTTCATTCAGAAGTATCTATTCATTACACAGAATCATTATTAACATTACAAGGATTAGGTCATTCTTTAGGTCTTACGATAGATTTCTTATTATTAAAATCATCATTAGTCACACAGGGAAGAAACTTATGTGTGGCTAATTTTTTAAATAAAAAAGAATATACACATATGTTGTTTATAGATTCAGATATATCTTTTGATCCCTCTTGTGTGATTAAATTATTAAAATGTGATAAAGATGTTGTTTCAATTCCATATCCAATGAAGACAATCAATTGGAAAAAAATACATAGTAGAATTCAAGATCAAAAAGATATTAGTATGGAAGATCTATCTAGAGCTGGTTTTACATATCCAATAAAAGTAGAAGATCAAACTAATATAAATGTAAGTAAAGGTCTTATGGAAGTAACTCATGCTCCAACTGGATTTATGCTTATTAAAAAAGAAGCTATTTTAAAGATGGTTGAAAAATATCCTCATCTAAAAATTAAGCAACCTACTATAATGAATGGTAAAGAAAAAGATACAGATAATTTATGGAATTTCTTTGATACTTGGTTTGATCAATCAACAAATAAATACTATGGTGAAGACTTTGCTTTCTGTCAAAAATGGAGAGATATTGGTGGAAAATGTTATTGTTAT